TCGGATGAGGATTACCTGCGTAAGGTAATCCCATTCATTAAAGATGAATATTTTACTGACAATGCCGAGAAGTTAATCTATCGGTATATCAATGAGTTTGTGACAAAATACAATTCTCTTCCTACAATCGACGCTATCAACATTGCTCTACAGAATGACCGCAAGGTAAATGAGAAAGAGTATCAGCATGTTACTGAAACTCTAACCGCACTTGATGATGATGTGGATGCCAATGAGAAGTGGCTTCTAGACCAGACCGAAAAGTTCTGCAAAGACCGAGCCGTGTATAATGCTATTATGCAATCAATTCAAATCATTGATGGCGAAGACAAGGTACATTCGCAAGATGGCATTCCTTCTATTCTTCAAGATGCATTATCTGTGGGCTTCGATAACAACGTAGGCCATGACTACATTGATAACGCCGAAGAACGTTTTGATTTCTATCACCGCGCAGAAACTAAGCTGCCGTTTGACCTTGAAATGTTCAACAAGATTACCAATGGTGGTCTGCCAAATAAGACATTGAATATTGCCCTTGCTGGTACTGGTGTTGGTAAGTCGCTGTTCATGTGTCACATGGCAGCCGGTGCATTAGGTCAGAACAAGAACGTTTTGTATATCACCATGGAAATGGCAGAAGAACGTATCGCAGAACGTATTGACGCCAACTTGATGAACGTAAACATTCAAGAACTCAAAGACCTTTCTAAGTCTATGTTCGACCAACGTATTGCCAAGATACGTTCAAAGACAGAAGGTCGTTTGATTGTCAAAGAATATCCAACTGCATCGGCTCACGTTGGTCACTTCAAGGCTCTGTTGAACGAACTCCAGTTGAAGCGAAACTTCAAGCCAGATGTTATCTTCATTGACTATCTGAATATCTGTGCCTCAAGTCGATACAAAGCATCTTCTGGTGCCAACTCTTACACTGTCATCAAGGGTATCGCAGAAGAACTCCGTGGTCTGGCAGTAGAGTTTGACTTGCCAATCGTCTCCGCTACACAGACAACCCGTAGTGGATATGCCAACTCGGACGTTGAACTGACTGATACATCGGAATCATTTGGTCTGCCAGCGACGGCTGACTTGATGTTTGCCCTTATCGCAACAGAAGAACTTGACAAGATGGGCCAGTTGATGGTGAAGCAGTTGAAGAATCGTTATAACGACCCTGGAATGAACAAACGTTTCATGGTTGGTATCGATCGTGGTAAGATGAAACTGTATGACTTGGAAGAAGAAGCCCAGTCTGGCATCATGGACTCTGGACAAGATGATGTTCCAGTGTTTGAAAATACCACCATTGGTAAGCGGAGAGATTTTTCAAAGTTTGAATTTTAACTTGACAAACTCTTATAAATGTAGTATACAATAGTTATGCGCCGTTAGCTCATCTGGATAGAGCGCGAGACTTCTAATCTTGAGGCAGCAGGTTCGAGTCCTGCACGGCGCACCAAATTTAGGAAATATTATGGATATTGAACTGAAATTAGTAGTGTCATCTTTTCTTTGGGTAAATGTTGGCAGTCCCGATTTGCCTCTATGGAAAACAATTGGCGGTAAAGAATACATTGTCAAATATTTCCGAGGTGAACCAACTTTTGAAATGATTAATGAGGAACTTGATAAAGTTGCCCACATGTTTGAGGGTGGAGATGCATTTTCTAGAGAAACCGTTGCGGGCTTTGAAGTTTATTTCGCAGATGCGCCAACCAATTCGGAAACATTTCAAGTTAATCTAAATGGCGCAATCGATTTTCCTCCTATCGATCTTACCGCTGTGGATGTCACAGAAGAATTGAGTGCTATACTGCCGTAAAAATACCGCTTGACATTTCCTCAGAATCTGCTAGTATATAATATTAGACAGAAAAGAGAAAATGTGTTTCGAAAATATTATAAATATAGGGAACACTATAGAGATGGATCCCTTATGTTATCTTTCAGCCAATTCCTCTCAGAGGAAAAGAAGCCAGTAGCTGGCATTCAACACATTGAACATCCGTCGGATAGATCATTCGACAATAAAGACGCCGCTCACCACGCATTGGAAACTCTGCGTGGTGTTGCGCATGGGAAAACACCTATCACTCGTAAGATTGATGATAGAATGTCGTTTCATGCCATTCGCACACCAGAAGGTAAAGTTGGCGTAAAGTATAAGGGTCCAGGTGCCCACTACAACTTCTCTGCTTCTGATATCGATAAGCAACATGGTCATAAGCCGTATCTCGTTGGACCAATGAAGGCTCTCCACAAACATTTGGGTAAAGTTTTACCAAAGCATCCTGGTGAATATCAGGGTGGCTATATGAGTGAACCTCATAATCGTCAAGTCAAAGACGGTCATATTAGCCATACTCCCAATACGATTGAGTATCACACTCCGGCACATAGCGAAGAGGGCCAGAAACTTCACAAGTCTAAAGTTAGTATGACTGTTCATACTGAATTGAAAGGTGAACATAAGACTCCGCATCCTATTACAAGCACCGCGCATTTCCAAAGCCATCCAGACGTTCATATGGTTCAGCATCTTGTAGCACCACATGAACGTAAATTGTCTGCCGAAGTTAAGACTTCTGCCCAGCATCACCTTGATGCTGCCGAGAAACTAATGAAGGGTCACCAGTATCATCATCTTGACGGGCACGAAATCCATCTTCGTTCTTACGTCAACAAGACTGTGACTAGTGGTGAAACGCCGTCTGTTGGTGGGTATAGAAAGCATCTTGAGGCTGTCCATCAAAAGAGAATTGAGGGTGTAAAGACTGCGGCTGCCAAAGAACGTAAAGCAGAGGCCATGAAAGCCGACGTTTCGCACGTTACAAAGAATAAATCTGCCTTCGAAAAATCATTGGCTATTCACCATCACCTACAACAAGCCACTAATCATCTGGCTCGTGGTTTGGACCACGCTGGTGGTGGAGGCTTTCATACTCGTATCGGCGGTAAATCATCTGGCGGCGAAGGTTATGTTGCCAATGGATTAAAGGTAGTTGACCGCGAAGGCTTCTCAAAAGCTAACCGAGAGCGTAGTGCAATTCTAAGAGCAAGTAAGGGCAAATAATGGCCGAAGTTCATCATCATATCACACAAGGTAGAATGAATCCAATTACAATCGGTCACGAGGCTGTTGTAAATCAGGTTCGCAAAACTGCTGGTTCCCATGGTCATACGATTGTTCTAACCGGCACCCATGATGCCAAGAAGAATCCTTTATCTCCCGAACAGAAGTTGAAACATGCCAAGAGAGCATTTCCTGGTGCCAATGTTCGTTTGCTAGACAAAGAACATCCAACCCTGCTTCATCAACTGTCACGCCTACACAAGCAAGGTGTCACACACTTACATCTACACGTCGGCTCTGACCGCGCACACGAATTCCATACGCTGACGCACAAGTATAATGGTAAAGAAGGTCGTCACGGTCACTACAACTTCAAGAAAATTACTATCCATAAGGTTGGTAAAGAACGTTCCGATGCTGATACTGGTGTAGCTGGTGCCTCTGGAACAAAAATGCGTCAACATGCAGCCGCTGGTAACGAAAAAGAATTTCATAAGATGGCACCAAGTGCGATGTCCACAAAGCATAAGAGCGAACTCTATAAAGATGTTCGTCGTGGTATGGGGCTCCATGAAGCTATGTCCTTCAAACAGTTTTTAGGAATTTAAGATGGCACAATTAATTAAACCACATAATGGCGACCCTCATGAGTTTTTCGAAGTAGTAATTGTTGCGGATCAGTATGGTAATCCTACCAATCCAGGAAATCCAGGTGGCACCGCGGCTGATGCGTTCGGAAGAATGCGTATTTCAGACGAGTTTACGCTCGGTGATTATAAGCACACTTATGGCATCGACCCAAATTTTCTGGACTATACCATTAATGGCGGAACAGTTACTCACCAAACTAATCAGGCATGTGCTAGACTAACTACCACTTCCAATACTGCCAGTAAAGCAATTCACCAGACTAAACAATATCATAATTATATGCCTGGAAAGAGTCAGTTGATTAAATCAACTATCAATTTCTATAGCGCCGTTGCAAACGTAACTAAGCGCACAGGGTATTATGATGGCAATAATGGTATTTACTTTGAACAAGCAGGTGACGGGACACTAAGTTTCTGCATTAGAACTGACGTTAGTGGTTCTCCTAGTGATGCTCGTAAAATACCACAAGCACAGTGGAATCAAGACACTTGTAACACAGCAATAGTAGGAACATCTACTGATGGAACTAATGAAGGTAAAGCAGGATCGTTTAATCTAGATATTACTAAAACTCAAATCATTTGGTTTGACTTCCAATGGTTGGGTGTTGGTCGTGTTCGCTGCGGATTTGTTATTGACGGTGTCATGGTAGTTGCGCATGAGTTTTACAATGCAAATAATCTACCTACCGTTTATATGAGCAATCCAAATCTTCCTATTCGCTGCGAAATTTTTAACAGCGGTGCAACTACTGGAGGGTTTATGGATCAAATCTGCTCTACTGTAATCTCAGAGGGCGGATATATGGAGTCTGGTATTGACTGGGCAGTTGATTCGGGTATCACTGCACAATCAGTTCCTACTACCAGCGACTATCCAATTATTGCTTTCCGTTTGAAAAATACATTTAGAGGATATCAAAACAGAGCAACTGTTCGCATCGGTAACATTAGCGTCTATGCTGAAAATAATCCAGTTTACTGGAAACTAATCAAGTTACCAAACCTTGCAGCAATCACATTGTCGGGTGCCACTTGGACAGAAGTTGATACAGATAGTGCATGTGAATATACTCTACTCGGCACTGCTATTTCTGGTGGCGATTACATGGAAAATGGTTTCGTTGGAACATCCAGTCCTGGTGGTTCTGCAAAGGGAACAGGGACAAGTCCTGCACAACCAAGTTCTTCTGCTAAGAAAAACTTTATCGCACAAAACCTAGACAGTACCGACAGTGAAATCTATGTGCTTTGCGCAAGAGCAATTGGTTCTGCCGCGAATGTTTGGGCAGGAATTACTTGGAGGGAATTCTACTAATGGGTAACTTTCTATCATATATAAAAGATATGATGAGCGATGGTGGTAATCCATCGACTAAACGTTGGGTTGCAGTTGTATCTACTCTACTTATTGCTATTGGTTACATCGCAAATCTATTCTGGGACTACACCATCGAGGAGTTTATCTTCAACGGTGTGATGTATATTGTTATCGGCACTCTTGGTATTACTGGTGTAGAAAAGTTTGCACCTAAGAAACCAACTAAGAAGTCGGAAGAAGAATAAGGAATTAAATATGTTTGGTATGATCCCTCTCCCATATAAGTTATTAGCAGGCGCCGCACTAATCATTGGCGTATTCTTCTACGGCTACATGAAGGGAACCGCATATGGCGAAGCAGAACTTCAAAGATTTGCCGCAGAAAAAAGTAAAGTTATTGCGGAACTTGAAAAGAAGAACAGTGAAATATCAAACACCGTCGTAACTGAATATGTTGACCGTGTGAATACTATTAAGGAAAAAGAATATGTCTATCGTAACCTCGCTCAAACTAGTGTTCCTACTCAGCATGTTATGTCTAACGGCTGGGTGTTCACGCACGACTCTAGTGCCACTGCCAGTGATGCCGACCCCACCAGAAGTTCTGATGCGTCCCCCTCAGGAATTACAGACACTACGGCCCTCCTCGCCATCATCGGCAACTACTCCAGATGCCAGCAAAACGCCCAGCAATTAATCGCACTGCAAAAGTGGATTACAGATAACAAAGCTGAGGTAGATCGCATCAACGCCGAGAAATCGAAGAAGTAATTGTTATAAATATAGCAAACGTTTAGCTTCTGGAGATACTTTTAATGGCTAATATTATTGAAAAAGCGAAGGCGAGACTGAAAGAGGCTCGTGGTTCTGCATACACGCTGTATCACAAATCGTATACGGACGCAATCAATCATGCACT